GGAAGTCGTTGGGCCATGCCTTACCTCGGAATAAAGTTGATTGTTGGTGCTACGGTGTAGGTAATCGTTACCTTGTCGCCAGTCGCCATCTGGACAAGTCCATTGGTCAAGCCAAGCGTCAGAGATGCCCCCGCACGGGCAAAGGCCACTAGCGATACCGTGCCGCCCTGAACGGATAGTGCGCCGTCCTGCGTTGCGGTGTAGGCATATGGACTAGCCCCCGGCGTAACCGCCTGAATCGGTGCGCCAGTGGTTTCCGTGGCGAACACCATCTCAGACATAAATCCGGGGTCTATCGGCTGACTTATGGATTCTCCGGCCATGAATTGACCATCCGAAACCGTTGCGGTGATGTCCGCGAAGACATCTGCCACACTGCCCAACGTCCCGCCCGATTCAGAAATCAGTGTGCTGAGGAGGCGCACCGCTTCCGGCGTCAAACGGCCCTCGGTGTCAGTAAAGCGAACCCGCGACGGGAAATTAAGCGCTGCCATTTTCAAACTCGATAAAGGCGTTTATCACCGAAAACTTGACCGGGTCAGTAGTGGAAATCTCGAATACGCGGTTATAGGCAGATCCCAAGCGACGGAAAATAGCCCGGTGCGAGTATTCCCCTACCTTGCCAATAGAGGTTTGCTTCTCGTTGCTCCAGGTATGGCCGTAATCGTCGGAATATCTGAGGATCAATTGCGGGTCTGATCCGTCTTCCAGCCCGACACCAGTTTCCATAACGACTTGCAGCATGGAGTAGAACTGTCTGAACTGATCCCGATTCAGGACCAGAGCCGAACGGATGCGCTTGATAGGTAATTCGTTGTCGGTGTAGGTATCGAGGTCGAGGGCATAGACTTTGCCGTTCTCGTAGTCGCCCACAAGATGCACACCATTGAAGAAGGTATGACACGACGGACGCCAGCGATTCAGCGAACCATCTGACGAATCGAACCAGGCCCGTTCGTGCCACTCATTCGATGCCGCATCAAATACCCATGTCTGATTTCCCGTGGGGAAGGTCAGGCAGTAGAATGAATGCCCTTCCTGAACGTAGGTGAATGCAAACGCATCATCAATGCGTGAATACTGCGAGATGGCGTACTCGAGCGCGTGATTCGAAATGCGCGCCGGGGTGTAGCCGTTAGCACGCCACACCGTGCCGCTGCCCCGAGAATCGGAACCCAGCCAGAAGACGGTGTTATCCATCTTGTCGAGACTGAACGCCGCCGCGCAACCGTGTTCAATGAAGACGTTACCGGAGCGCTCAAAGGGGAAATCCGCATTCCCGGTATTCACCCACACCTCAGCAGATTCTGAGCCTATCAGCCACAGTTCCCGGTGATCGGAGATGATGGAAATCGTGTTATCTGGCGAACCTTCAGCCGATGCGAAATCAAGCCCGTTCCACACGTTGCCGTTGTTCGGTGTTTCGTTGATGAAGAACTGCCCGGACCCATTCCCGGCAACAATAAAGTAGCCATCCTGATAGGTCGATTGCGCAACGCCGTTCGGGAAATCAATGTCGGTAATTTGCGCAACCACCGCCGTCGCCATGTCGATGATGTAGCCGGCAGTTCCATCGACAATCAGGATTTGCGTGTCGTTGGCTGACATGGAGATATTGCCGGCACTGGTCGAGAGGGTGCCGCAGTTAGTCGAAGCGTAAGCCGATGACAGCCGATAGACCGTGTTACCCGAGACGAACCAGGCATAGCCACCAGCGGTGATAGCGCCACGAATCGGACCAGTGCCAAGGGTAGCTTTCAACACAGTACCCGGCGTGCCATACAGCGCGATTGGCGCACCATCTGCGCCGGCTTCAAGGTAGCAATTGACTGACCTTTGCGCTGAAACATTGAGCGAGCGCGAACGGTAGGCCGCACCGATGAGCGGGAGTTTAGTGCGGGGCATGTGATTGCAATCCGGAATTTTTTGTGCGAATATAAAAAACGGTACTCGCTACCTCATCGAAACAGCGAACATCAGTTGCGCTTCGGCCCCTCTGGTGTAAGGCCCAAGGGAAGGCGAAAGCCTGAGTACTTTGGGCCTTTTTCATTTGTTGATCGTTTTTAAGATGGTTTGCAGCATGTCATCTTTCGATTGCCAGTCTCGCAGATCAATATCCGGCTGTTCGTAATGAAGTGGCAAATCATGGTCAGCTATTCGAATCTTTGTTCCGCTTGGGTTATGAACGATATATTGAGACTTGCTCTGCGTTGATTTCGCCAGAGAGAAAACATCACCGTACTCAGATGTCAGCATGCCAAGCAACGAGGATTCATATTTTTTCTTGGCGGCCGAATCAATAGCCTTGTCGCTTCTCGAAATCTTTTTCATCGAGTAATCAACAAGCTCTTCTGGGTTGTCACCTACTGCGTAAAAACCTTTTGATTTTGACCCCCATGCCGGATTAAAAGACAGCGCATAATCACCATTATTCAACGGTGAAACTACGGCGTTTGGATTTTCTTTTACGGCAGCGCTGCCAGATGGGTATAAATCCCATTTTTCATTTCTTTGCATTCCTGATGTTTTGAGTGCGGAAATCGATTCAGGAAGAGCGCCATTTTTTACTGATTTAACTTCTTTTATCATTCCACCAACCCCTGGCACAAAAGGCAGTATCCCTATCGCGTTCAAAAGCGCGTTTTTGTAATCACCATTGGCAGCGTCATAGGCCGCCATGCCGCCAGATAGCGCATCGCCAGCAAACGGAATATTCTGTGCCGCTTCCAACAGGCTGCGAATATTCATCGGTTCGCCAGGAATTTGCCGGTCGGATTTGCGCGTATTTTTGCCGTTGACCGTGGAATAGCCCTGACCTAATGCTTCCATTAGGCGATTAAAATCCATGCTAGCCGCCACTCATAAATGCAGCATACGACCCACCAGACTTGCCCATGACGGCCTCGGGCAGTTCCAGCGTAGGAATGACTGTGTTTGTTTTGGTGACAATGGACATCGCCTTGACCGCATCGCGGATCAGATCAGGCGTTACCGTCCGGCCATAGCTGCGGGCAAGTTTCCTAGCCAGAGCAAGGATGATTGCATCCTCATAGCCTTCCGGCATGTCGATATTGACAGACGCATTGGCAAATTGTTTGACGTTGTTCAGCACGCGCATATGCAGCGTAGCCCCTGAACAGAGCGGGTAGCAATGCACCGTACCATTCGGATAGGTGCCTTCGTAATATATGGCTGCGGTATAAGCGCCAGTCAGTGCTTTGTAAGTCAGGATGTCGTATCGCTCGTTGTCGATGACCTTGACCGGGTAGGTGATGCCATTAACCACTACCGTTGCGGTTTCGATGGCGATTGGTCGATCATCAACCACATTCCCGGTCGGTCCAATGGTGAAAGAGGCTTGACCAGTCATCGTCTGGACCACCTCAGAGACGAAGTATGCCCAATTGGTGTTATTCGATAGCGTGTCGAGCAGGCGATTCAGTACGCGAAGCCCGCGCGCGATCATGTCAGCACTTGCGGTTTCGCCTTCACCCAGCACGCCAATTTCAGCCAGTGCATCGGTGATGATTACGGTTGCGGTCGTTGTCGCCATGTCTTCGCCTTAAAGTAAAAACCCCCGGTGCCTCGTGAGCGCCGGGGGTCTGGTCTAGCTAACTACTTAAACCGAGTAGTACTTGACCGCTAGCTCAGGATAGGTAGCCGCCCACCCGAACAAGACATCCAAGCGCATGATGGAGTTGTCATTCACCCCATCGTAGAACTCAGTGACCTTGATGTTCATGCCCTTGTAGCTTTCCTGAGCCACATCAATCACGCCCTTGCCGCCCGGAGGCGCCCACATCGGCACACATGCCAGCGTGAAGGCATCTTTGTGATAGCCGACGCTGGTCTGATACGAGGTGGAAGCTGCACCGACGATGGTGAAGTTGGCCGCAGTCGTTGCGTTGGTGACGTTCTGGAACGCGCCAGACGGAACGAGAGCCGGAGAGATCGGCAGAGCAACCGCAGCAGCCGCCAGATCGGCGGTGATAACGAACTGCGCCAGTACGCCAGTAGATTGACGCGATTGCGGATTGACCGCAAAGACGCCGGGGAACTGGATAACGGTACCCTTGGGAATCGTGCCGCCCAAGCCTACGCAGGCGATGGAAGCGCCAGACAGGCCAGCCGCAACTGCCGTACCCGTAACAGCTTGGGTGCCATTGGTATGGGTCGGAACGTTTTGGTCCATCTGGTACGAAATGCCCAGCGAATCCACCATAACGCCGGAGCCAAACTGCTTGGACAGAGTTGCCTGGCTGTTAAACAGACCGGCGAAACCTTGAACAAACGAAGCATTCAGACCCGGAGACAGGGTAAGTGCGCGCTGGCGATCTCGTGGAGCGCCCATTTCATCAAGGCGCTGATTGATACCAGTCACCGCAGCCAATGCGAGCGCCTGGGTGTTCGGCACAGCGCCAGTCGGATTCAGCGTGTTGAAAGTAGCAGTACGGGCCAGATCAAGACCCTGACGGTCAATTTCATTGGCGACGGTTGCCATTGCGGCCTGCAACTTCGATTCCAGCTTGGTCAGCGACAGCGTGCGTTCAAAGCTG